GTCATACGTGCTCCAATAGTTTAGCAAGGTAATGCTGTGCCTTCTCAAGGTCACCACGTCCACCTTTGTCCTGCCAACGTGCCATGTACTTGATGACGTTACCCATTAGGTAGCCAATGAATTGATCTTCAGACATCCACGCTTCCATAGCTTCCCACGGTTGAATGTCTTTCTGATAGTGATCACCACCAATTTGGGTAGAGTCAGGAAAGAATGTAGGGTCTGTGATCATGTTGTTGAAATCATCTTCGTCCATGTATTCATCAGGGTGTTGTTGTTGATAACGGTTCATGCGTATTTCCTCCGCAATGATTCTAAACTTACAGGTTGTTCCATAAATGATCCATTGTTCACATTATGTAACATCCAAATACCAGACCAGCTTCCGTTAGTCTGTGGTGTTAGGTAGTCTTCATCATGTTGGTAGAAGATACCAGCGAATAAGCCAGTGACATTACTGCCATCAGCTCTACGTGCATATGCTATCTCACGATCTTGGACGTGACCCATGACGCAAGACATCATCTTCTTTTGTAGCATTAGTTTCGCGGAGGATACAGGACGTCCCATAACACCGCTAGTAAAATAGTGGCTGTAAACAATACCGTGTACTGTGACAGGCTCAAGGAATCCATGTACTTCCCATCCAAGTTGAGTTAGTTTTAAATCGTGGTAGCCAATCAATCCGTCTAGTTTAGGATCAGATTCAACAGCACGCAGAATACGCTGCTCATGATTACCAAGAGTAAACACAAGGCGAGGATTCCATGTTTTCTTTTTATTCGCACGTAGCCTCCGCTGTTCATCACGAATTGGTTTAAGGAAAGCGTGCATACCTTTGATGCCTGCCTCGATGTCGTCAGCATAACGTCTACCTTCAAAGCTCTTCTTACCTACATCGTAGATAGAAAGAGAAGGCATGTCCCAATGATCACCAATGTGAATGATAACATCAGGCTTCTTCTCTGCTGCGTACTGACCAGCCCATCGAAGGTGCTCGACAGTACCGTTAGGTTTAACCTGAGTATCAGGGATCACCATGTGCTTCATTTCTTCTTTCGCTCCTCTGCTGTCTTTGTCTTATGACAAGTCTTACACAGCACTTGAAGGTTGTCTTTCTCGCAGAACAAATTAGCAACAAAGGCAGGGAGATCAGAGTAAGCCTTCAACGAACCTGCTGGTTTGATGTGGTCTACCTGAACTTCACTGCCTTTGAACCATCCCTGACATTCAGCGCACTGGTGTTCTACCTTGTGACGCTGACCAGTTACTCTTCGCTGACTCTCCTTAAGCACTTGGTACTTAACAGGGTAGCGAGAGAATGCTCCACGTAGTGCGGTGCGTATGAACTGGAAGTATCTACTCTCAGTCCACGTATCACCTGCTCTGCACTTTACTCCACGCTTGGGACTTTGCATTTGATTACAGTGTCTCCATGTGCGCCATCGTGAATGATGAACGTAATGTCGTTAACAAAACCAACTTCATTACTGTGAAGGAAGTCTGCAAAGCCAACCAGCACTGCATCTAGCTCGAAGCTTCTGTTGACGTAGGTGGTTGTATCGACTCCGTCTTTGTGCTCAAAGATGAAGGTGTACTGGAACTTGTTACTGTGGATGGAGGCATCCATAATTCATTCTCCTTTCGTCTAAGGTAGAGGAGTCTACCGTTCTCTACTGCTCGTTCATAACCTAAGTGCTCGACACACACAGCAAACATCTCTTCTTCTGTTTTTAGCTCAGAGAGTAGCTTGTGTGCCTTGACATTGCCGATGCCTTTCACACCAACAATGTTATCAATACGATCACCAGTTAAGAATTGTTTGTAGAGAGACAGTAGACCCTCTTCGGCAGTGACATAGTACATATCTTCTTTAACAAAGTTGTAGTGCCATCCTTGTACCTGATCAAAATCTTTGTCAAGAGATACGATGATAGCTGCGTCACCAAGTTCGGTAGCACGTATAGCAATTGAATCATCTGCTTCCTGTCCTTCTGACATTGATGCGTTCCACTCATCCTGAAGGAACTGACGTAATGCTTTGATGTGGACAGGCTTAGGTTTGTCTGTACGGTTGCCTTTGTACGGCACTGTAACTGCATACTCATCTCGGAAGTTACCTTTCCCAGTAAGAAAGAGTTCCCAAGTAGTAATGTTCAGTGACGTTATAAGATCGGTGACAAACTTATCCATCGTCTTAATGGCAACGCTCACGTCTTCATTGTCGCAAGCGAAGCCAATACGATAGCACAGAATATCAGAGTCTATCAGTGCTACCTTTTCCATTACAGAACTTCTTCTTCTTCAGCTTCGCCCGCCATGTCTGGGACATACTCTAGGAGGTCAGTGATGATAAGTTTCTTGATGGAAACTGATACGCCTTTCTTACCTGCTGGACTTTTCCATTCGTAGGTAGAGACAAGGACGTCTGCCTTAGAACCATTACCAATCTTAACATCTTTAAGCTCAGTGCCTTTGGTATCGTAAGGACGAATCTCATATTTAGCTGACTTAGCAGTTACGAAGTTCTCCTGTTCGTTGCCTTTGTTACGTACAGCAACTCCCATATCTTCTAATGCTTCAACGTCTGAGTCTGATAGACAAGACAAGTCAACTTGGAATTTGTTAGACATCTTGTTACGATCATATAGGTTAGCCCAGTAGATAGTAACGTCTTTAAGTTTAGTTAGGGACATAATGTTTCTCCTTGATTAGGTACAGCACTTAGTGCAAACTCAATAATAGTTATCTTTGACTTCGTGTCAAGAAATATTTAATGAGTCTCGTACCAGTTGTTACCAATTTTAGATTCTGCATCAACAGGGACACGGAATCCTAGTGTTATTCCAGCTAGCTGTGCGGCAGCAATCATACATACAGAAGCCTGCTGTGCTTGATCCTCACGTACCTCTAGCTGAATCTCGTCATGAACAAAAGCAACCTGCTTGTATTCAATGCCTTCTTTCTTCAATAGCTTATGTGCTTCTATACACCACTGCTTTGCTATGATTGCTCCAGCGGATTGCAGCAAGCTATTCAATGCAGCGTGTTCACTGCGTATGATGATGCGTCTACCATCCAGTGCAGGTACATAGCCTTGTCCTGCTAAGCGTTGCACTCTACGCAACAGCTTTTCCAATGCAGGCATGTTACCCATAAACTTGTCTATAAGTTTCTGTCCTTGGTGTGCAGATCCACCCACGATTGACCCGATCTTTGCTGCTCCTGCACCGTAGAGGAGTGCATAGATAAACGTCTTAGCTTGGTCTCTAGTCTCCAGACCAGCAGCCAACTGGTTAGCCGTATGTATATCACCTTCAAGTAGTTCATGTGTGTATGCCTCGTCTTGCATGTAGTGAGCAAGGCAACGTAGTTCAATACCAGATAGGTCAGTACCAACTAGCTTGTAGCCTTCAGGTACAGTCCAACACTGACGTGACTCCTTGCCATACTCTGACTTAACAGAAGTAATCTGTCCCATGTTTGGTGACTGATGGGTCATACGCCCAGTGACAGCACCGTTACTAATGACACGTCCATGTACCCTGCCATCATCCTTGCAGTGTTCCATCCAACTATCGAGCATACCTACACGCTTCTGTAGCATTAGGTACTCAGCAATGAGTTGTGCTTCAGGGCGATTGATAGACTTGAGGGTTGTCTCGTCTACAATTATTGATCCCTTCTCAGTAGTCTTAGTGAACTTAACACCTAGTGATTGAAGACGTGATGCAATCTGCTTGCGACTGCCAACGTTGAACTCCTCAACCTTATCCTTCAATCGCTTACCAGTCTTCTCTGAGTAACGTTCATGCACTAAAGGTGGGAACACTTCCTGCAGGTTAATTGTTATGTCCATCATTCTGTTACGCATAGTAGCTAGTAGTTCAGTAGTGAGTCTCTGATCTAACATGAAACCATTACGTTCCTGCTGTGCCATGTACATAGCAACACGATGTTCAAGTTCAATTGATTGATTGGGTTGAGTCCATGTATTCAGTTCATTCTGTAGATGCTTATGCAACAGCTCAAGCACGTCTACGTCACGCTTACAATACTCAATCATCTGAGGTGTTAACCCACCATCAAAGTCTTCAGTGTCGAAGTCCATCTTGTCAAAGCCTAAGCGTTTACCCCAAGCCTTAAGTGAATGTCCACCGTCCATCTGTGGGTTTAGCAGACGTGACATGACAAGTGTATCAACTGCTTTGCTTACTGGAATTGTAATGTTCCAAACCCTACGAAGTACAGGAGCATCGAAGCCTACTAAGTTATGTGCACATACCTGATGACCATTCAAGTATTCTTGTAAGCCTTCAGCTCCGTCCCACACAGTAGTATGTCCGTCCTTCTTGGTTACAATACACCAGATTGTGTCATGTGCTAAGTTAGTTTCGATGTCTATGTAAATCATACTGCCTCTACGAGTAATGCGGAATCTTCTACCAGAAATTTAGGAACGAGGTATGCAAGTTTTGCATGTTCGTCACCACGTCCTGTAAATCTAGCTGGCTTAAGGTTAGCATCATCAATCATTTTCTTCAACCTATCTGGAGAAGTAATGATTACCTTGTCACCAGTGTAGAAGATCCAACGATAGGATTTAGTTGTCAGGAGTGCAGAAGGTTTCCAGTTAAACACAATCTCAATGACAATATTTCCTGTCTCTTTTGACATTGGATCATACTTAACTTCCACTCCTGCATTGATAGAAGGAATGAATATATCCCACTCCTTGCAGTATCCGTCAACGATGTGTGCATCAGGATAGCGAGGAAGGATATACTTCTCAAGTATCATATGCTCTACTGCTTTACCTGCTTCTAAGTCTTGTTGGAATGTCATA